TTCCCATTGATCAGCTTTAATTTCAGTTTGATTTTTTAACAAAATTCCGGTCAAATCTTTTTTTGACCAACGTGTCATTACTAAAATAATTTTTCCACCTGGTTGAAGACGTTGTCTTGGACCAGATGTGTACCATTCATATGCATTTTCCATGGCTGTTGCAGACATTGCATCTTGTTCAGAGTGTGGGTCGTCAATAATTAGTAGATCCGCACCTCTTCCTGTGATAGCTCCACCTACACCAGCAGCAAAATACTCACCACCTTGCGCAGTTTCCCACCTTCCTGCAGCTTGTGAGTCTTCTTGTAGTCTAGTTTCAAAAATTTTTGCATATTCCGGACTATCAATTAAATTTTTTGCCTTACGACCAAAACGTATTGCTAGTTCTCCAGTGTGAGTTGCTTGAATTATCTTTAATTTTGGATTACGGCCCACCATCCACGCAGGTAATAGATAAGATGCAAACTCAGACTTAGTGTGTCTTGGTGGCATGTTTACTATTAGACGGGTAATTTTACCTGTCGCAAGGTCATTAAATTTTTTTGCTATATGTCTATGGTGTGCGCCTTCAATGAATTCGGGCCAAACGCATTTAACAAAGCTTAAAAAGTCTTCTTTAGCCTTATTTTGTATTTTTTTCTCTGCATACATCACTTGCAGTTGCCGAAAAGTTTTACGAACGTCTGAAGGAAGCTTACTTATATCGATATTATTCAAATTCATACAAAATTTTTAAAAAATTTTTCGCACCCTTATAGGATGTTGAACATGTTTTTAACAGGATTAACTCTCTAAATCAAGCAATTCAACCCAGAGTAGTGGGACCCCTTTTTATTTATTTCTGGGGTCGACCTTTATTCTCGAAGTTTTTTGGAATTGGGTTTGGTACCTCTATTGATTAGCGGGGGGAAGCAGGGGCGATCGCTCGCCCATGCTGTTGGTTGATGATTAATCTAACAAGACCATGTAAGCTTTGGCATTGTTCTTACGAAACCAATCGAGATGATCTCTCATAATTTTCCAATGCTTACTGCCACCTGTGCCTACTCTCTTGTCTTCTATTGTAGCCATTATCTCAGCTAAGAATATGCAATCGTGTCTTCTTGCTTCTTCTTTAGTTAACATAATAGACTCACCATTAAATCTATTACGTCTTTCTTCTGTTTTATTATCTGTATTTGTTTTCATGTCCTGGATCATATGGGATAGATCAAGCATTGTCAATAGGTGTTATTACTTTATATTTTTCACCCTGACGATAACCCATATCGTAAGTGTGTGTTGTCACTTTAACAGGTGTTTCAAGAGCCTTGGACCTTGGCGCTATTGCAACAATAGATTGTAAGTGAGTTCTAATAAAATCAAATAAACAATTATTACCACAGAAATACTGCCACATATAATATTCTGGATAACGAGTTCTATAACTACCATTATTTAAACCAATCTTAATAGTTCTTAAAACTTTATTATCGCCTGAGCCTCGCACTCTTGATTGTGTTTGTTTAGTATGACACTCCGGACCATGACACCAGTTATAATCGCTCATGCTTTCCTCACAGAATAATTAACTGCAGTTCTTGGGTGTTCTGCGTCAATGTCCCAAAAGTTATAACATGGAAAACCTTTTAAGTCTGTCCATTGTCTTGATTTAAATGTTTTGAATTGTCCAGTCCATTCGTCGTAGTATTCGTGTTCATCAACACCTCTACAAGTAGCAAACTTGCCTCTCGATTTCATAAACCAACTAAAGTATTTCATATTTATTCCTTTCTAATTAATGACCTATCCTATCATTGATAGGATAGGTCGTCAAGTGTTAATTTACACTTTCTTTTTGTTGTTGTTCGTATAACACCCTTTCTGCGATTTTTTCTTCTCTTGTTTTCTCTCGCTTATTCTTCATTCCTTTTATTCTATCTGCTAGATTTTTAGGATTGTAGATAGTTAAGCCAGTAGAGTTAGTTCTGATTATTTCTGCGTCAGAAATATTTAAACCAAGTTCAGTAGCAAGTTCTATTGCCTCGTCTAAATATTTATAACCTTTTAAACCGATTTTAATTTCTTTCATCTGGTCTAAAATACTTTTTATCCAGTTTCTATGTGCCATAACAAATTTACCTTTTTGATTTTTCCAATCAATCAAAAACATATATTCATCTTTAGTACAAGCAATAGAACGATCTCTACAATAATTTCTACCAATTAAATCTAATTGATATTTCTCATTCCATTCTTTGCCATAACCAGTATCATCATTACCAAGATACTTATTGTTATTGTCAGTATATTTTGTTTTGTGTGGGTTGTTGTCTTTGCCCTCTTGTTCAATCAAAATATCTGGGTTGCAGTTATCTTGTGCTTTTAGTTCATCACGAAATAAAGCATAACTATACTCACTATCGCTTGAATATGAAGAATTGCTATCAGTATCAATACTACCATTTAATCTAAAATCAAAATGGCTTTCAATCGCTTTCTGTTCCATAATAGGTTTGTTGTCATAATCTCTACTTTCAACTTCGCCCAGATAATGAAAATGAAAACAACTGTCCTTTGCAATAGTATCAACATTTTCAAACTTGTTTTGTAAATGTTGTGCCATTTTAACATCTTCATCTGTATAGTGTCGTCTAACTATTTTCTTTGCCATATTCCACGCATTGTCATTTAAGTCAATTTGTTCGCCTTTCAAACTGTCATAAACTTGTTTTTCGTGTGTGTCCTCTTGTTCCAAGTGTACTCGCATACGATTTGCGATTTTATTTCTGTACTCTTGGTTTAGTCTTATTCTACTCATTTTTTTCCTTTCTATGTTTTTATTTTGCATAAATGTTTTTTATCACTTGACAATAGGATAGTCAAGCATTATATTTGATTAATCAGATTTTAGAAGAATTAGCTATACACCCTAATCTCTGATTGGGACAACTTCTGGTTGTAGTACATCACACCGACACTAGTCCGTCTTTGTGCTATGAATCAGAACTGATCCCTGATCCAAGTGAATTCGACGTTTAGAAGAGTGCACTGAAAACTTGGATCTGGGATCAGATGTTGTAGCTGTGGGAATTGACCCACTATAGTTCAGGTCGCGATCACCGGGCGGTGATGGGAAAGTAGGGTTGCAAACTGAAATCCTCGCCTGCACAGGACAACAACTGATCCCTGATCCAAGTGAATTCGACGTTTAGAAGAGTGCACTGAAAACTTGGATCTGGGATCAGTGAGCACAGGATACTGTGATAAGCCCTGGTGCACCGGTAAACAATTGCCGCTGGGCTTCAGTCTCACTGGTCACTAAAGAATATCAGAAAGAGGTAGAATACTATGGTTAAAAGAATTAAACACAACGACTTAACACACTATTTCCTGCGGCCGCATTCACAGCTGCCGCGGGCGTACCTGGCCAGCTGCAGGAAGTTTTTTAAAAGCCTCAAGCGCCAAGCTTCAAGCAGCAAGCGACAAGCTTGACAAGCCTCAAGCTTCAAGCTATAGTAGGATTATAAAGGAGAATAAAAAATGACACAAAAAGAACAAATAAAAAAAATAATATACATTTTAGAACTTATGACAAAAAGACTAAAAAAAATAGAAAGAGATATTTTAAATGCTAAAAAAAGAAGCTAGAAAAATAACCGGGGGCCTGAGCGCTCCAAACAAGATGCCTGGACCATCGATCAACCTGCCAGCGTGGAACTGTATAACCGGCCTCAAGCTGCAAGCTGTAAAGAATTCTGTTTGCGCCGGCTGTTACGCCATGAAGGGTAGATATAGATTCCCGAATGTACGTGAAGCAATGGACCGGAGACTGACAGCATTGAAGGACCCGAGATGGGTAGACGCCATGGTAACACTGATCACCGGGGAGCCCTGGTTCAGGTGGCATGACTCAGGGGACATACAATCAATTGAACATCTAGAGAATATATTCAGGGTCTGCAGGAAGACGCCGGACACACAGCACTGGATGCCCACGCGCGAAGTTAAATTCTTAAAGGATATAGATCCGGCCACAGTTCCGCCAAATTTAATTATTAGGATATCATCTCATATGATTAACCAGGGACCGGTGAAGCACTGGCCATGGACCAGCACCGTGGTGACAGCCGGCAAGACATGCCCTGCAGCTGAGCAAGGCAATAAATGTAAAGAATGCCGTGCATGCTGGGACAGATCTGTTAAGAATGTTGCATACGGTAAACATTAATGGAATTAAAACACCCAAAATATTATGCTGCCCTCCGGGCAGAGCGAAAGAAGCTCCAAGCAGCAAGCTCCAAGCAGCAAGCTTCAAGCAAACCTAAACCAGAACCTAGTTCAGGTTCTGAAGCTGCAAGCAGCAAGCCTCAAGCGTCAAGCAACAAGCGTCAAGCTTAGGCCTCAAGCCACAAGCAACAAGCTCCGAGATTCTTGATCCAGGGATCAAGTAAAAAAGTTTCGAGGACCTTTGACCAAGGGCCTCGACTAAGATAAATGTATTCTTAGGATGCTTCTTATGGAAGGCTATTTGATGGGGTGAAATTTTGATTTTATTCCCTTTGGTACACTTTAATTCTACTGTGAAAAAGGTGCCAGAAGTATTGTAGCCCAATAGATCAGGAGTCCCAAGAGAGCTAAGGTTTTCAATTCTAATCCATGAAATTTCTTTAGAAACTTTACGAAGTTTTTTATATAATTTAGCCTCTGGACCCATACAGTTTTCGGGGGAATGTCGTCACTCATTAAACGTCATAATGAGTAGATCTTAGCTTGTCAGGGATAAGTAATTTTTTCTCGTTTTGAGGTCTTAAAACTAATCGTAGTGAAGGCTGCCCTATAATCATATGCTCCTGCACTTCCATTCTTTTAATTTCTTCTAGGTGACCATCAATAGCTACATAAATTTTAGCAGGAGAAATAGCGTTGCCTTGATACTTAGTCTGTCCCATTGTGAACTTACCTAAAAATTCTTGTAGATGTTTTACAAACATTATACTCCTTCGTGATATCTTCGGTTGTTAGTTAAATCTGAAATTTGTAAAGCTAGTTTTTTATTATCTTCTCGAAGTTCTTTTACTTCTTGTTGTAGCCTTTTCATCTCCGGAGAATTGTTACCAATACCTTTGATAATAGATAATTCACCTTCAGCTTCATGAACTTTTTTCTTAAGTTCTTCAATTTGTCTAGTTAAATCTAATTCTCCTCGATCATCCATTGGTTTACAATCTGTATATTTCCACCATTGATTATCTTTCATATATTGACTTTATAGGATAGTTCCCTTAAATTGTCAATATGGGAGTTCCAAAAAGATTAACAGAAATGCAACAAAGGTTTGCCGAGTATTTAGTATTTGGTGGACCGGATGGACCTATGTCTAAACGTGAGGCCGCTGTTGCAGCAGGGTATTCACCTGACCGTGCAATGCGAGAAGGATCAGAACTAACCAACCCAAGATATTCACCATTGGTAGTAAAATATATTGGTGAGTTAAAAGAAGAAAGACTTAGAAAACATGAAGTGACTTATGAAGGACATGTAGCTGAATTAGCTAGGTTGAGAGAAGCCGCTTTAAAGAAAGGAAGTTTTTCCAGCGCTGTAAATGCTGAAGCCAGTAGGGGAAAAGCAGCAGGATTGTATATAGATAGAAAAATAATAAAAACAGGTAAATTAGAGGAGATGACAGAAGAACAACTAGAAGCAAAAATGAAACAAATTTTAGACGACTACGCACCTCTTTTAAATGCGAAGACTGTTGAAGGTGAAGCATTAGAAATTAAATCTTCTGAATCTTCCTCACCCACTGACGAGGTATCATCGTCCGATCCCCAAAAGAAAAAGTCCCATCATCTTCCCGATCAAAAGAAGCAAAAAGTTTAATAGCTTTATCATCTTTAGAATATAACCAACCTTCATTGATTGGTCTT